GCTTACACTACAATTAAAAAACCTTCTGATTATTTTAATACTAAACTTTATACAGGTAATGCTTCAACAAATGCTATTACAGGTGTAGGTCATCAGCCAGATATGGTCTGGTTAAAAAGTCGTAGTTTTGCACAAAACCATGAAATGTATGATGCAGTAAGAACTGCAACAAAAAGAATATATCCTAATGGAAGTTATGCAGAAGATACAAATTCAACAGGATTAACAGCTTTTAATTCTGATGGATTTACACTTGGAGCTGCAAATACGATAAATAAAAGTGGAGATACTTTCGTAGCATGGAACTGGAAAGCAAATGGTGCAGGTTCATCAAACACAGATGGTTCTATAAACTCTACTGTTAGTGCTAATACAACAAGTGGATTTAGTATTGTTAAATGGACAGGTACAGGAAGTTCTGGAACTATTGGACATGGGTTAGGGGTTGCACCAAAAGTGGTAATAGTTAAAAGATATTCTGCTGCTGCAGATTGGGTATATTACACAACAGCTATTGATGGGAGTTTGGATTATTTATTTTTGAATACAACTGCTGCAAAAGCAGATAGTTCAGCAAGTGTTCCAACATCTACAGTTTTTTCTAAAAGTGATACAAATAATGAAACACAAATCGCCTACTGCTTCGCAGAGAAAACTGGTTACAGCAAGTTTGGCACTTATACTGGTAATGCAAGTACAGATGGAACATTTGTTTATACAGGATTTAAACCTGCTTTTATTTTAATTAAAAGAGCAGATAGTACTGGTAGATGGGTATTATGGGATAGTAAAAGAAACCCTTCAAATTTAATGGACAATGCTTTATTTCCAAATTCTAGCGCTGTTGAAAATGATGGCTATTGGAAAATAGATGGGTTGAGTAATGGTTTTAAAATAAAAGACCCAGAAGTAGAAATAAATGCTTCTGGTGCAACATTTATTTACATGGCATTTGCCGAAGAACCTTTAGTGGGAGATAACCCTTGTACAGCAAGATAATATGCCTAGAAAAAAAATTACACCAAAAGAATTTAGCGAAGTCGCTACAGGTGTAAGACTTTCATCACATGAAAAACTTTGTGCTGAACGAATGAATAACATTTTAAAAAGCATAGAAGAAATGAAAAAAGAAATTAAGTCGTTAAGACAAGATGTTTCTATGGGTAAAGGTGGACTTAAAGTTATCCTTGCTATAGGAACATTAATAATAGGAATTATAGGATTTTTTCAATTTAAATAATGATTGATAGATTGTTATATAATTTTTTTGGTTCAATAGATACGTTCTTTGAATGGTTAGAAAATTTATTTAAAAAAAATGAGAGACACAAAACTATTAGAAAAACACAGTCAAGAAATACAGCAAAATAAAAAAAATAAAGAATTATTTATAAATTTAAAAAAAGAAGTAGAAACAGGTGCTAACGGTACGCAAAGTTACATTATTAAACATGGTGTAAATGCGGGAAAGAAAGTTAGTAAATGTTTAAAATAGTTGCATTACTTTGTGTGCTAAATGTCAGTGGACAAAATTTATGCATGACAGGTGATTTACCTTTAACTGGTAAATTACAAACAGAAGAAGATTGTAATAATACAATATTAGCAATCGGTCAGGCTGTAAATGAAGAATTTATAGAAAGACAAATTTATATATCAATGAAGTGTGAAAAACTAGGAGATAATGCATGATGATATTTGGAGATACTCCAAGATACTGGAGAAATAAAGCTAAAATTTATATAATGAATACAGATAAAAAAATGTTAACAGCATTTATTTTATGGTCTGTGTTTTTATGGTGGTTATAATATATGCCATTTGAAATGATAACTATGCTTGGCTCTACTATATTAGGTGGAGTAATGAGTATCTGGTCACAAAGTATAAAAGCAAAACAAGCAGAACAAAAAATGCTTATACAAAGAGCTGATATACAACAAAAAGGTTTTAAAGAAGCTAGAGAATACGACAATGTAGGCTTTCAGTGGACAAGAAGAATTATAGCATTAACTGCTGTGTTTGCTATAGTATTATTACCTAAATTAATGCCAATATTTCAACCAGATGTAAGTGTAATTGTAGGTTATTTAGAATTTAAACCTGCATTTTTCTTTATACCTGAAAAAGAAATAATGAAATGGGTAACACTATCTTCTAATAGTTTAGTTATTACACCATTAGATACTAACTTAGTATCAGCTATTATTGGTTTATACTTTGGTGGCTCATTAGTTAAAAAATAATTTATGAAAAGACAACACAATACAATGTTAATAGGTTTATTAGGCACTATTTTACTTGGTTTATCAACTTATGTATTAATGACTATTGTGGAATTACAAGTTCATCTTGGTATGTTAACTGAAGAAATTATGTCTATTGATAAACAAATAGGCAGAATATACAATCACATGGACAGATTAACAAGTAGATAATTATGGCAAAAAAATTTAAAGAATTTGAAGTAAGAGAAAAACCTAAGAAGAGAAAAGGAATACATGTCAAACGACCAAACAAAAGAAGCACTTTCAAAAAGTACAACAGACAAGGTAGACCACAATAATTTAGATAATATCATTAAAGAGTTACCTGAATTACTGGTTAAACACGCATATTCAAAATTAAAGTCAGGACAAGAGTTGACTGCTTCAGAAATGAAAGTATGTCTTGAGGTTTGTAAGACTTATAGTACAGATAGTTTACAAAAGAAGCCTGATAACATACTAGACGAAGTACCTTTTGATACAGATGAATAGTAAACTTAAAAATTTTAAAAACTTTTTATATCTTTGTTGGAAGCATTTAAATCTTCCGGAACCAACACCAATACAATATGATATAGCTGACTATCTACAGTCTAAAGAAAAAAGATTAGTTATAGAAGCATTTAGAGGTGTAGGTAAATCTTGGATTACTTCAGCATTTGTATGTCACCAATTATTACTTAATCCGCAACGTAATATACTTGTAGTATCTGCATCTAAAAGCAGGGCTGATGATTTCAGTACATTTACACAAAGATTAATAGGTGAAATGCCTATATTACAACATTTACAACCTAGAGACAATCAAAGACACTCTAAGGTTAGTTTTGATGTAGCTCCGGCTACAGCTTCACACGCACCTTCTGTTAAGTCTATGGGTATTACAGGACAATTAACAGGTTCACGTGCAAACTTAATTATTGCTGATGACGTAGAGAGTGCTAACAACTCTCAGACACAGCTAATGAGAGATAGATTAGGTGAAACAGTAAAAGAATTTGATGCAATTATCAAACCTGAGGTAGGAAGAATTATATTTCTAGGTACACCACAAACAGAAATGTCATTATACAATGACTTAGAAGAACGTGGTTTTAAAACTAAGATATGGACAGCTTTATATCCTACTAAAGAACAATTAACAGGTTATGGACATAAGATAGCTCCAATGATTGCAGATGTAACAGATAGTGAAGGTAAGCCTACAGACCCTAAGAGATTTGATGAAGTAGACTTATTAGAACGTATGTCTTCATACGGACGTTCAGGGTTTAATTTACAATTTATGTTAGACACAACAATGTCTGACGCTAATAGATACCCTTTAAAACTAAACGATTTAATTGTATTATCAGGTTGTTCTAAATGGACAGAAGCTCCGGCTAAATTACAATGGGCATCATCTCCAGAACAGATGAAAGCTATTGACCCTGAGATACCAAACGTAGGTTTAAAAGGTGATTATTATGTGGCACCAATGCATATCAGTCCTGAGTTTACGCCTTTTGAGGGGTCTGTTATGTCAATTGACCCTTCTGGTCGTGGGGAAGACAAAACAGCGTATGCGGTGCTTAAAATGCTTCATGGAGTGCTTTATTTGACTGCCATAGGTTCTTTAGATGGTGGTTATAGTGAAGATACTATGGCTAGATTGTCACAAATTGCTAAACAACAAGATGTAAACTATGTAGTAATTGAAAGTAACTTTGGTGATGGTATGGCTACACAGTTATTAAAACCTGTTATGGCTAGAATACACCCATGTGAAATAGAAGAAGTAAGACATAATATACAGAAAGAAAAGCGTATTATTGATACTTTAGAGCCTATTATGAATAGTCATAGGTTAGTTATTGATGATTTAATTATTAAAGAAGACTTTAAACTAGAACCTGACCATCAGTTATTTAGACAGATGACTAGGATAACTAGAGACAAAGGAGCTCTAAGACATGATGACCAAATTGATGCGCTTGCTATTGCTGCTAATTATTGGGTACAGCGTATGGATAGAGACCAAGTCTTATCGTACAACCAACACAAAGAAGATTTACTTGACCAAGAGCTTGAACGATTTATGGAAACAGCCATTGGTAAAGAACCAGAAGAGGATAGATTTATATAATATGGATAATACTTATAAAGTAGACTGGAAGTTTATATCCGGTTTAGAAGGAAATAATCACCACAAAGGCTATCAGCCTACAAGTAACAGTGGTGTTACAATAGGTATTGGCTTTGATTTAAAAGACAAAACACCAGATAGTCTAAAGGCTATGGGTTTTGATGACCTATTAATACAAAGATTAGAGCCATATTTAGGCTTAACAGGGTCTAAAGCTAAAGGATTAGCTAAGAATTTAATAATGACTGACCAAGAAACAGACACTATTAATAGATTATCTAAAGCTTTTTACACAAGTGATATAGCTAAACAATACAATAGAGCGGCTAATGGTGGTAAATTTACGGATTTAACAGCCGCACAACAGACTGTAATAGCGTCTGTAGGGTTCCAATATGGTTCCCTTAGTAGAACACCTAACTTTCTTTCTGCTGCGGTAGAAGGAAGATGGACAGATGTTGTCAAAGAGTTGAATAACTTTGGAGATGACTTTGGGACTAGAAGAGAAACTGAGGCTCTTTATTTGTCGGACAGAATGTAATACCCGGAATATTTCATAAAAAATTCTGAAGGGGTATATCACTGTAGCGGCACCCGAGTTTCCCCCATACAATCACCAGTTGCGCAGCTGTAAGTGTCCCCTGAGTAAACTTTAAGCACACCTAAGCAAGGTATATATAGGAATGAGTGCCCAAAGTTAGCCGGCGGTATATATAAAGAATATCTAGGCGTGCCTTTGAGCTCGTCTGTTTTTTTAGTTTGGTACACATAGCATACACAAAGAATACACGCATCATACATATAGTATACACGCAGCAACACACACTATATCTATAAAGGTTCCCGTATAAGATATATAAAAGTCAATACAGTGTATACTATG